GAGTGGGAACAGCAATTAAATTGCTACGCCTATATGTACGAGTGTTGGAATTTTGAGGTAAAATCGTTACAAATCGTGGCGATACTACGAGATTGGATGGTCAGTAAATCGAGGGCTAGTGCGAGCTACCCTAATCGACCTATTCATATCGAACGTATCCCCAGGTGGTCGAGAGAGAAAACCCTGGGATACCTAGAGGAACGGGTCGCCTTGCATCAAAAAAACGTGGCGCTAGCTGACGCAGAGCTAGAGCCGTGTACACCTACTGAGAGGTGGACTAGACCCGACTCGTATGCCGTTAAAAATCCCAAAAATAAGCAAGCGTTTAGGGTATTCCAAGGCGAAGAGCAGGCTGATACCCTAGCAAAGGAAAAGGGCATGATAGTCGAGTATCGACCTGGACAATCAATACGCTGCGACAGCTACTGCTCGGTATCAAACTGGTGTTCTCAATTGCGAGAAGAGAGGAACCAAAAAAATGGAAATGGAAAAAGAAAAACGAGTGTATAAATTGGGGTTGATTGGGACCGATTACGTGGATATAGTGATAGCTACGTCACCAGAGAGGGCGTGCGAGATAGCTAGATTTTGCTTCCCTTTGACTCAGGTTATTGATATCACCGATGATACCCTAACACTAACAGATGACGACCTAGAGAGGCTAAAATTCAAAAGCGATGATCCAAGGGATAAGGGGTGCTAAGTGGCCAACCTGTGGTCCATATTGGCGGCCCCATGGACCCCATCCTCTCCCTTTGGGGATAGCAGTCCACCCTGCTGCCGTGGGGCCACCAGTGAATTGAGGAGACTATGAGCGACCAAGGCCGATGGTATAAATTATGGGTTTCCAGTCTCACCGACGGAGATTTGGACAACCTACCAATTGAGGAATTTGGACGATGGGCCAAACTAGGTGCCGTCGTAAAAAGCCAAGGGACTAACGGTAGTGTGCAGATTGTTCCTCCAGCGAGGACTCTATGTTCACTGTTTCAAGTGCCAAATTTTGAGGTGTTAAAACAAAAGCTATCCCTGCTGCCAAATATCATAATCAAGCCATCTGATAGTAACGGGGGTTTTACCGTTACGTACAAAAACTGGCATAAATATCAGGTAGATAGCAGTTCAGAAAGGGTATCTAGGTTTAGGAAATCTGTAACGGTGCAAGAAGAGAAGAGAAGAGAGGAGAAGAGAAGAGAAGAGAAGAGAAAAGATAAGATAAAGAATGGAGATAAATTGGAAGCACCTACGGTACTTCCTAGTTGGTTAGATAAAAACCTATGGAATAAATTTTTAGCACACCGGAAAAGCCTAAGATCACCAATGAATAACCATGCTCAAGAGCTTGCGTTTAAAAAACTAGACGACTTCCGCTTGTTGGGTCAGGACCCTAACGAAATCATTAGTCAATCCATACTCAACGGGTGGAAGGGGTTGTTTGAAGCGAAAATCGGCCAGCAGAACACCACTACTGATAGAATCAAGGAAGCTCTCATGCAGGGATTAGAAGGAGATTGAATGGATAGAAAAAAATTCAACTACGGTTGGGCTGCGCTACTAGGTGCGTTTCCCCAGAACAAAACTAACGCACAGTCGCAAAAAGTTTACTACGAAATGCTGAGAGATATCCCCGATGACTGGTGGGATGAGGGCGTAAAGGTTGTCTTGAGGAATCTAGACTGGTTCCCTAGCGTCCACCAGCTAGGGCGAGCCTGCGTTCCTGTCAAAAAGGGCGGCGGCAGACTGTCGGCCTACTCTTATGAGCCAGAGTTTGAAATCCCCTGGCAGAGAAGCCTATTTGAGTACGTTAGCAAACATAAAAATCTATATTTAGATCAAAAAAATATCCCCATAGAGGAGTCTAAATGATCACTCCTGAATCTATATTTCGGGTGACATCCTATGAGCCAGAGATCACCCACTTATTGTCTTTCTTAGACCATTTTAAAACGGTGCAAATTCCATCCGGTCTAATATCTAGCGATAATGGGTATTCTGTTTGGCGTGTCGGGACTGACGCAATCCAAGATATAGAGGAAGAGCCGATACCTATAGGGGATTGCATCCTTGACCAGTATAAATTTAAAATTATTTGGGGGACGTACCAGTGGGATCTTCATCAAATTGGAAAGTGCACGAGAGGCAAGTAGCAGTTTTACTAGGGAGGGGATCAAAGCGAATTCCTAATAGCGGATACGGTCAGCCTGACGTATCTCACGATCTATTTGCGGTAGAGGTTAAACACCGTAAGAGCTTTCCATCCTGGTTACAAGAGGCGGTTGCCCAGGCTAGGACTAATTGCCCACCCGCTAAAGTCCCCCTGACAGTATTTTGCGTATCCAAACGAGGGCAAAAAACACAGAGATATTTTGTGCTAGATCAAGCTGCCTGGTTAGATTTGCACGGGGGGGAAAATGAATAATGAAATTTTCATGCCGCATCTGAAAATTAAACAGATGAGAAATGGTGATATCCAGCCGATCTCAGACTCTGGGATCTATTACACGTCATGCTGTGACTGTGGATTAATTCACCTCCACAGAATCTGGGCCAGCAAAGACGGGACGTTCCTCGCTTCCTATCGGGACGATTATCTAACAGAGAGATTTAGAGAGCAGAGGAAAAAAAAGAAGCCCAAGAAAAAAGTTAAAATCAAATCGTGGAAGTAGGGGTGAGGCTGAATTATGATTGAAATTCGAAAAGAATTTCATAGCCAAGAGGCGGAGGCTAGACCACTATTGCCGGAGCAACATTTGCTATTGGCAGTTTTAGACGATGCTATATGGACATATCTATATGGCAAAGGTAAATACGGGCAAAATTTTCAGCGTCAAGCTGAAAAGTGGCTGTGGTCAGACGAGTCCTGGTGGGTCGTTTCATTTCACACCGTTTGCGACCACCTCAGTTTAGATCCTCATTGGATTAGGGCTGGATTGCTCAAGGCACAAAAACGATTGGCAAGTCCAAAATACCACGGGCCGAGGCCGACCCGCCGTATCCGGTCGTGGTCAAAAAACTATAAGCTAGCCTGACTTCTCGTTATAGCTTTGATTACTATTAATGACCATAGCGTACATACAGGTTAAACACCTTGCGAGGTGCTGGTCTATGAGTTCCCACTCGTTATGCACAAGATCACCCATATAGTAGTCGATCAGTTGTTGGTCTGAGATACAGCCTGGGGTAGGGATACTGCGTCTGCGTTCTAAGTCTGCCATTAACTTTATAGATAGCTCTTCTAGCCGGTCCATATTATCCCCCTAGTGTTACACTTATCTTCCCCATAAATCTAAGTGTCGTTGACTAAATCTTTTTAAACTTAAATCTATGTAATCTTTATTCAATTCTATTCCAATCACCTTCCTTCCTAGCTTAACAGCCACAACCCCAGTAGTGCCTGAACCCCAGAAAGGATCAAGCACCTTGTCACCTTCCTTACTACCTGCCTTGATACAAAACTCTGGTAGTTCTGGTGGGAATACTGCGAAGTGTGCTTCATTGTATGGCTTAAGGTTAATATTCCAGACATCCCTTTTATTCTTCATCTCGTAATCATTTGTCTTAAGACCAGAGATTCTTTTCCTACCGGGTGTCTTGTTAGTTTTGCCCTTGTCCCTGTCTCTTACATTCTTATCGTATGTTGTTGTTGGTTCTTGCAATGCTTCACAGTCAAAGTAATACTGTCTACTCTTGGATAGTAGAAAGATATACTCATGTGATTTAGTACATCTATCCTTGACAGGTTCAGGCATAGCGTTAGGCTTATTCCATATGATGTCCTGTCTCAGATACCATCCATCATTCCTCAATGCTAATGCCAACAGCCAAGGAATCCCCACCATATCCTTTGGTTTGATTCCATCTATCTTATTATTAATGGCAGTAGACTGAGCGTTTCTTCTCTCTGGAAACATAGGGTCTACTAAATCTCCCTTGTGTCCAGTACCACAATAGGTATCTCCTATGTTTACCCACAGTGTACCGTCATTCTTTAATACTTTGTGGACTCCACGAAACACCTTGACCATATTCTCTATGTATTCTTTTGGTGTTTCCTCAAGCCCAAGCTGGCTGTCAATCCTCTTGGCTCCGCACTTGGGACAAATTGTTTTATAAATTGCATCACCAACTGTAGGATTATTCTTGTGTCCTGTTATGGTATGCTTACTCTTCTTTGAGTCTCCGAAATGAGAGCAATCATCTTTACCACCAACCCATATCCCAGTACCATAGTCACGCAACCCCCAGTAAGGTGGGGATGTGACACACGTTTGTATTGATTTAGCTTCTATTTGTTTCAGCCCATCCATTACATCTCCATGTATAATGACTGGTAAATCAAAATCATCCATAGATAACTCCTTTACTCAGTTATACGTATCACGTCTATGTGGCCGTGGAGATATTGGCAACTACAATCGGTCGGCAATTCGACCGTTTTTCCCGTTGCCTTTTTGATAATTTCGATGGCCCTTGCGTGACTGATACCAAGGAAGACCGTACCGATGCAATTATAATCCATCGATTTTTTAGCAATATTTAGTTGATTTTTTTCACCTATTTCAATGAAGCTAGTCATAATTTATCTCCTTATAGGCTTGTTTAGTCCATGTATCCATCGCTGTACCAAACCTCGACACCCCCGAAGTAGCCAGCAAGATACCCTATGGCATCGTCTTTAGATTCTTGCGCTGACACGTTTCCTTGGGTCCAGTCGCACTCAGCAATAAGTGTTGGTCTAGCGTATCTTTGGCCCTTACCTCTAAAGTAGACCTCGATACCCTTACCGCCACAACAAGACCCATGATCATTTTTTCCAAGGTCAACCCACTTTTGATACCATATGTCTTCAGCTTTCCTGCCAACCTTAATCATTTCTTCCTTGTCGCTCTCCTCGAATGCAAGGACTGGGTTTTCATCGTTTTTATATCGCTTGGTTATTTTCATTTTATAATTCCTTTCTGGTTAGGGGGGGGTGATACCCCCCCCTATGTTGCTTGGTATTTATGCGTCCTCTAGGTCTTGGCCAAAGTACTCTTCTAGGGCGCCCTGCTCTCCCCACTCCTCAAGTTTTTCCCTAGCCTCACTGGGAGTGAGTGGACTGCATCCATCTCCACTGCTATGCCCGTTACCGCAAGAGGTTGCCCAGTGGCTCATTGCGCCACCGTACCCGACTATAAACCAGTTGCCTCTAGGCGATAGGTATAGGGTGTCCTCAAAAAAATTAAAATCATTTCTTGACACACCACTAGGGTGATGATCCGCTATGTAGTCAGCAGTATCGGTCCGGTAGCGTTTACCTTCTATAACCCAGCTATTTCTCTCTCCCATTTTATCCTCCCGTTGTTATTCGCCCGACGGGGCTACGTTGTTATTCACCTATTATTGTTGCCTTTAAAAAAGGATTTACCACTAGAGGTACCCATCAGGATCGCAGGCTGACAGGTATACGCTCCATGCGACCACATCATCATCCTGACTGCTACTGATATAATCCTCTAGTTCGTCTAATGTAGCCCCGACTGTGTCTGCCTCAAGCTGGTAGTGTGTTTGTGTTGTCGATTTGCCTTTTTTCATATATGTGACCCCCTTTGATAGCTACTCTCCAAGAGCGTCTTTAAATCTTCCCATTCTTCCAGATCCAGATCATTGGTTGATGGGTTGTAGTATCTGACCGTTGGTCTATTTAGTTTATCCGGACCCCGATAGGTAGGAGCCTCTATACGATAGCGCCCGTCTGCCTCCCTGCGGATACGAAAGTCTCGCAGTGTTTGCCCGAAGAACTTCATGGTTTTCCTGCTGAAAAAGTACGGGTTAGTCTCTTCGGTCCGCCTTTTTATTTCGTAGATTGTTAAGCGTTTGTTCATTGTCATAGTGTCTCCTCATTTTGTTACTCCCCCTGTTGGGGTACGGTTTATTTGATATCTAATTAACACTATCATCATATATATTATACTAGACAACCACGTCAACCGTTTATTGCAATTATTTTTTATTATTTTTTAAAGAGGTGGGGGTGGGGTGTAATATTATCCGACTATCAAGGTAGGGTGGCGGAGCTTGCTATAGATAGGGTAGGGCTTGACACAATGATAGTAATAATAATAATAATGATAGTAATCATCATAATAATAATCATAATAATAATAATAATAATAATAATACTAATATGGGCAGGCTGCCCTTGGGGCATACTATATGGTTCCCAGCCATACACCACGATGGTATAAAAGCTTATATATACGAAACAATAGGGTTCCTACTCACACACCATGAAAACAAAAAAGGGGTACTTTGGTATAGGCTACTCAATAAAAGTTCATTCTAGGGCCACTTACGGCCCTTACGGGGGTATTTTAATTGATAGAAGTTAATACTATTTGTCCTGTATGTGGTACTCACATGATTGAAAGACACTGCCAGTTACTCTGTACTAGGGAAGGCTGTGGATATTTCGAATCCTGTAACGAGATTCTAGGCGGTTATCTAGGTATAGACGCAAATGATTCAGGATAGCTTTCAATCTCTATCTACCAACAGCATTGAGGTTATTGATTTAGCTGTCATTAAAAGAATCTTGGCAGCCTGGAAGAAAATGGGGGTTCGTTTAAATCCTAAACGGCTAGAGACTCATCTAAGGGAATTAAAAAAATGGCAAGACCATTGGCATAAAATAACAAAATAAAGAAGGTTAAGTCCATATTGGGCGACTTCTTGCCTTAAAACCCCAACTTGAGTATCAATTTTGCTAGTATAGAGGCCCAAAATGGTAGTTTGAAGCCCAAATTGTGGTATTTAGGGTTTTAGGTATTTACCTGATCCGCCAAATATCTGCTCTTTTCTTTAATGATTTCCTATATTTATCTAACTTTTTACCTGATAGTAGATGACTGTAATTGGTCGTCCCCCATGCGAATTAAGCGAATTAAGCGAATTCTTTTCGCATTTTTCGCACTTTTCGCAGTCCTGAGAGGTGAAAAATGAGTTATTTGGCTTTGGCTAAGAAACGGGGAATAGGGAATGAAGCTTTATTTCTTAGGGCTACGACCTACATACCTACATCTCACCTTCACTTGCCCTATATTCCCTCTACACCTCTACATCAGAAGCACTCTACACCGGCACAAATAGTTGAAATATAAGAGGAAATGTCAACGAGTGTAGAGATGTAGAGCAATCCTGGGGTGTATACCTAAACCTAACCTCCGATGGGGGGTCTCTATAGTCAGAGGTTAGGTTGTATCTCGAATATAAATACATTTCCGCCACTAGGGGATTACCCGTGGCGGAAACGAATTCGTTTCCTTTTCTTCTATAGGGTTGGGATTAGAATGAAACGAATTTTAAGCCCCTCCAACCCATCAATAATCATCAATTGAATCGTCACATAACCTATAAGACTATTGACAGATTCTTGTTTTAGGGTATAAAATAGCGTTTAAAATGAACCTCAAAGTCGCATTAAAGAAGTCGAAAGAAGATATATTAGCTCTTTCTTTGGAAGAACGGATTAAGTTAGCTAATGAAATAAATGAATACAGGAACAACTTAAAGCAGAAACAGCAACTTTTGCTATATGAGCCGGTAAACAAAGATGCAAGAAGGATTCACCTTAGTATGGCAAAAGAGATTATTGTTACTGGTGGCAATAGAAGCAGTAAGACCGACACTACCCTGGCTGAGATATGTATTCAGGGAACGGGTATTATCCCCTATTCGCTTGAGAAGGATTACCCTAGAGATAAGAAGTTTAAACCGCCCCTTAGAATTCGTGTTGTTTGTAAATCTCTAACCAACGTATTGGAACCTATCATTAAACCAAAACTACAATGGTGGAAGTGGAACGGTAGAGATCCTGAAGGTGGTTCCTACGGTCATTGGGGCTGGATACCGCCTCATATGCTTAAAAACGGTGATTGGTTTCAATCTTGGAGCGAGAAGCAAAGAACTCTCTCTTTAGCTAATGGTACTACTATCCAGTTTATGTCTCACGATCAGGAAACCGAGAACTTCTCTGGTGGTAGTTTTCACCTGATTCTTCACGATGAAGGACCGCCTAAGTCCATATATCGTGAGAATAAGATGAGGACTATCGACACTGGTGGCAAGCTCTACATGGCAATGACCCCACCGGATGACGAGGGAGCAGCCTGGGATGCCGCTTGGGTGTATGATGAACTTTATGAAAAAGGATTAGAAGGGCCAAACAAGGATGAAAATATTGATTCGTTTACTTTATTTACCGAGCATAATCGTATCCTTAGTCAGCAGGAAATTCACGATGTTGCTAAGAGCTTATCGGATGACCAGAAGGAAGTAAGGTTTCACGGGAAATTTCTGCATCTAACGGGTAGGATCTATCCGCTCTATACCGATGTGCCTAAATACTGGTGCTTTGGATGTAGTAAGGCTATTCTATCTGTAAGCGATAGAAAATGTTCTTATTGCCAATCTGAAGATACAGCCAGCTTCTGTCATTTCGTAGAACCCATAGACCAGGCGTACACATGGCCTGTGGTTATGGTTTTAGACCCACATCCACGAAAACCTCATTGTATAGCATGGTATGCCATAAGTCCTTCTGATGATGTATTCCAGGTAGCCGAGTTACGCATAGACGATGAACCCTTATTAGTCTACAATGCTGTTAGGCAGATAGAAGGTGATTTGCATCTACAGGTTCACAAAAGATTAATTGATCCTAATATGGGCCAATCGCCTTCTTCGTCATCTAAGACTTCGGCAAGGACGGTAAAAGAGGAATTTGATTTAGTTGGACTGCGCTGCTCTTTGGCTAACGACAATCGTTTAACGGCTAGAATGAGATTGAAGGAACTGATGAAACCTGATAAGCGAACTATGTTGCCCAGGTTTCGTATATTCAATAACTGTAAGTTTACCAACAATCAGTTCTTGAGATACTGTTGGGCAGAATGGACTAGATACTCAAACGATGAACGTGACCCTAAACCAAGACCTAGAGATAAGGATGATGACTTTCCGACCTTGGCTGGCTATCTGGTTAATGGGGATTTTACTTTCAGAGCTTTAAAGACCGGAACTCAGATTCTTAGAAAGAGCGATGTGGTTAATTCCCCCTTGTATTCCGATAAACTAGAACGTATTAGGCGTGGTACTTTTTATAAACCACTAGAAAGAAATACTAATCGGCCACCTAGTTGGCAAAGGTAGGAGATAATTCAATGGCTCGAAAAGCTAAAGAATCATTTAAAATCGATAAAGACGAAGTTTCTAGTTTTGTTATTTCACGATTAGAACACGATATTAACGAAAGGCGTGACTGGCTAAACAGACGAATCAGCCGATACGCTAAGTTTCGTGGCTGGTTGCCTAGCAACAACGGCCCTTGGGCTAATTCTTCTAACTTCTGGATTCCAGTTATGACCGTAGCTGCCCTAAGAGTACAGGCATCAATCTTTAACGCCGCTACGGGATTTCGTCCTATCATACAATCGAAAGCACGACAGAGCAGGAATGTTGCTAAACAACAGAAAATAGACCAGCTACTTGATTGGCAGTTATTTGTCGAGCAAGACGGTGCGTCCAAGATAGACGATATGGCTTCTAACTTTGTTTATGATGGAACTGTATTTTCTTTCGTTAGATGGGTAAAGGATAAGCAACAAATTAATGATGTTAGGATTTTAGATAAACTACCCGAGGAAGCCGCCAATGGTGGGGTTGCCGAACTAATAGGCGATAAGCTCTTAGACTTATTTGGCGATTCTCTTTTAGATGCAAATGCTACTAGTGAGGATGGATATTCATGGAAGATCGTACTTGACGAGAATGGCGAGCATAGAGATGGTAAAGTAGATTTCTATGACAGAGACGATGGTAGGCTGGAAGCTCATATTCAGCATGAAGTTCTTGTCAAAGACGGGCCTGTAGTTATTGTTGAAGATATTGAGGATATAGTAGCTCCCATTCGCTCTGCTAACCTTCAGCCACCTGGCCCCGATAATCCCTTCGGTGCGCCCTATGTTAATCGCATTGGGATTGCCAGCTTAGATGAGATACGCAGAAGAATGAACGATGGCACATATGATTTAATGACCGAAGAAGATTGGATTGCCATTAGTACATCTACCTCGCCTATTACAAGTGCTAATGAAAATGAGCAAATGCGGGAACAGAAAGATGCTATGAGTGGTTTTCAAACCGAACAGGCCAAGCATGACCAAACAAAGAAAGAGCTTCGTGGTATTGAGATTGTTGAACATTATGGATTGTGGGATGTAAATGGCGATGGACTAGCCGAACACGTTATATTTTGGGTAACAAGAGACACTAAGCGATTACTTAGAGCCAGATATCTTACAGAAATTTATCCAGGTACACCTATTGAGCGTCCTATCGCCGAAGCTCGTTTCATATCTGTTCCCAACCAGCTCTATGGAATAGGACTACTAGAGCTTGTAGAACCTCTCTATGATATTTACAAAACCTTAATGGATATGAATATTGATTGGGGCGAGATTAGAAATGTTCCATATTTCTTCTATCGTTCATCCAGCAGTATGCAACCAGAGATAGTTAGATTATCGCCTGGTGATGGATTTCCCTTAGATAATCCACAGCAAGATATTATGTTCCCAAGATGGGGTAACGAGAATAATGCCTGGGTATTAAACACAATGGGTCTTGTGCAGCAAATGATTGAACGACTATCAATGATTTCAGATGTTCAACTTGGACGAGTTCCTACTGGCAAGGCATCGGCATTGAGAACAATGGGAACTACAATGGCCTTATTGCAACAAGGCGATGTTAGAAGCGAGCAGATGTTAAGAAGATTTTTTAGTGGCCTTAAAAAAGTTCATAGAATGTTCCACAGGCTAAATCAGGCTAACTTTCCACCAGAGAAAGAAATCCGTGTTGTTGGGCTTCCAAAGCCGGGGGATGAGTATACGTTGGTTACTAATAAGGAACTAGATGCAGACATGGATTTTGAATTTCGTGCTACAATTCTCAATACTAACAGACAGGCGATGTCTCAGGTATTCGAGCGTATGATGGGTGTGCTTATTAGCCCGCTTGCGCTTCAGATGGGGATTACCGATCAGCAAACATCCCACCAGCTTATTCGTGATTATGTGAAATCCTTAGATCAAGATCCAGACCAGTATGTTAAGCCGCCAACAGAAGATGACCGTACTCCACGAATTACAGGCGAACAGGCTATATCGGCTGTCATTAAGGGTGAGGTTCCTGATGGCGCACCATTGGAAGATGTTAATACCCATCTACAAAAATTACTGGCGTTTCAGCAAAGCGATGACTTTGGCCTTTTGAGTACCAAGATAGAAATGAATATCTATAGTTCTTATTTGCGTTCTGTATTAAGACGAGTACAGCAAGAGGCGCAACAGCAACAGATGATGCAAGCGGCACAGCAGATGCAGCAGCAACTCGGTGGTGCTGGTGGACAGGCGGTTGAGGGCGGTGTTCCAACAACGGTAAGTGAACCAGAACAGCAAGCGGCAACTGAGGGTGCAGAAATATCGCCAGAGGCAGGGGTAGAGCCAGAGGGGGGATTACAGTAGTGGTTGCTATACCTATAACAACTAGCATGTTAAATTTAGCAGGGAATTCTACTCCGGTTCGGGAAAAGGCCGTGAAAGAACAGCCTAAAGAATCGTTATATAATTTCATTCTTAAATGGGAAGGTAAGGGAAAAGCGGATGAACCTGGAAGGGCATACCTAGAAGGACCAAATAACATATTAACTATTGGGGTAGGACATAAGGTTCTTT